GACCCTTTTCGTTGACCCGGTTGATGCGCCAGCCGGTAAGCGTTACCGCGTACTGCGATGCGTTAGAACAGCGCCACCATCAAGCTCTCGAGCTGGAAGGTGTCGGTGCCGGTTGCTTTCACCACGGTGATCGCGACCTCGGTCTCCTGATTCATGTAATCGGCCGTCACCGTGGGGTAGGCGGTCGTGCTCACGCCGATACCACCCGACGCGCCGGCGCCGAGCCCGATCACGCTCGATCCGTCGCCGCGGCCGGCGAGCACGATCTTGGCGTTGTAGTTGAGTTGCGAAGCGAGCGACGGCGACGTGAACAGCGCCGTGCCGCCGATGCCACCCCAGCGCACGCGCAACGTCTTGACGTTGGCGTTGTTCGTCATGCTCACGCCCAGCATCAGCGCGATGTTGAAATTCAGCTTCAGGAACGCCGGCGGGATGCGGAAGCACGCGACGATCTGCTCCGCGGTGCTGCTCGCCGTCGCCATGACGTTGTTGAGGTTGACGAGCTGCGTCACGTTCGGCGTGTTCGCACCCGTCATGTCGGCGAGGAACACGTTGGCCGGCTGCGTGGCCGCCGTGATCCGCACGTAGCCGCTGGTCGACGGACGGAAGCTCCCGCCCTGCCCGATCGTGCCGTACGTCCACGGCTGCCACTGGGTGCGGCCGTCGCCCGAGAACTCGACCAGCACCGTCCCACCCAGCACCGACGGGCCGGCGATGACGCAGGTCAGCGGGTTGACGGGGATCGGCGCGCTCGTGCCCACCGGCACGCGGGAATAGATCGTTGCCATTCGCTACGCTCCCGGAGGAGAAGACGCCCCCACCGCGGGCGACGTCATGTTGAGCCCGGCTTCGGGCGGGATGAGCTGCGCGCCGGCCTTGATCTCGGCCACGCGGATGGCGGCCGCCGCGTCGATCTCGGCCGCGCGGATCTTCGCCGCGGCCTCGGCCCGCGCCTTGATTTCGGCGATGCGCACCGCCTCGTCGGCCGCGGCCTGCGCCTCCGCGATGCGCGTCTGGGAATCGAGTTGCGCCTGCTCGCGCTTCGCCTGCGCGTCGACCTGCGCCTGCTGCGCCTTGGCCGCGGCGCCGGACTTCAGCTGCGCGTTCTCGGCCTGCAGCTGCTGCATGCCCTGCTGCATCTGCTGCAGCTGGCCCTGCATGTCCTGCATCTGCGCCTGCACCTCGGGCGGTACTTCCGGCTGCCCCTCGCGCTGCGCGCGGCGCTGCGCGAGGATCGCCTGCACCGGCGGCGGGAGCAGCGCCTCGAGCTCCTCGCCGACCTCGTCGGCGCCCTCCCAGTCCATGTCCTTCGCCACCTTGGGCGCCAAGATCGGGGCCGCGGGCGGGAACGCCTGGATGAAGGCCATCATCGATTCGCGCGACTCCTGCCGCTTCGTCGTGTACGACGGGCCCGCCTCCACGCGCACCGTGAAGCGCGCGTTTTTGCTGAACCCGTTTGCGACCTGCCCGCCGGCAGTCGGGATGTTGATCGTCTGCGTGTCGACCTTGCCGTTCTCGGCCACCGCCGGCACCTGGCGCATCTCGCCGTCGTAGTAGTGCGGCAAGAGCTCGTCGAGGATGCGGCCGGTGAGCGCGATCGCGCGCGCCTGGTTGTCCGGGAAGTTGAACGTCGCGACGTCGCCCTGCGCCTCGCGCCGCTGGATCGCGATGCCGCTCGTCTCGTTGCTCTTCTGCCCGAGCGACGGGTCGTAGATGCCGATCGTCGAGCGCAGGTCCCCGCGCGACACGTTCGCGATCTCGACCAGCCCCGTCGGCACCGTCGCCGGCTGGTTGCGCTGCGGCGCCGGCACGAGGTGCCCTTCATGCGTCGTCGGCTTGTAGTGCAGGACGGAGTAGTTGCGCCGGTTGGCGAGCTCGTACTCTTCCTCGTAGCCCTCGTCCTGCCCCTCGGCGACCATGAATGGCGCCTTGGGCGACAGCGCGACCGTTTCGGCGATCGTCGACTGCGCGAAGTTGTACATGCGCTGCGGATCGCGCGCGAACCGGATGAGGCCCCAGTACCGGCGCTTGCCGTCGACCACGATCTCGTTGCCGACGCAGCAGATGACCGGCACGATGGTGCCGCCCTTCCATGCGTATTCCGCGAGAATCTGCTGGCCGCCGGCGAGCTTGAACCAGCGCACCTTCCAGTCGTCGAACTCGCGCTCGCGCACCCGCGTCACACCCGGCGGGATCACCGGCGGATCGTCCACACCCTCGACGTAGATCGTGCCGTCCGACAGCATCACGAGCTTGCGCACCACGCGCACGCGCTCGTAGTAGTCGGCGATGACGATCTTCTCGGGCCCCTCGAACCAGTGGTTGTCGACCTCGCCCGCTTTCGACCAATCGACCGCGGTGGCGCCCGGCCACGCCGCCTCGAACGCGGTCTTGGTGACCGTCTCGGTCACGAACGCGCCGCACCGATCGGAGCCGTCCGGCTCTTGATAGTCGGGGTCCGCGACCACCGACGTGAAGTCCGCGATCGGGCTGATCGTGAGTACCTGGTCGAAGCTGCGGTCGCCCTTGTACTTCGTGAGCACGCGCCACCAACCGCGGCCGCCGACCACCGCATCAGCACCGCCGGCGTCGTAGATCGCATCCGCTCGGCACTCGTATTCGATGCCGCGGATGATGTCCTGCCGGCGCTGCGCTTCCTGCACGCTGCCGTCGTCGCCGCCGCCCTCCGGCGTCACCACGATCCCGGCGCGGTTCTGGCGAAGGTCGTTGACGACCTGATTGACGAACTGCGGGAGCTGGTTGATCTCGAGGCAGATGCGACCCTTGCGCTCGTTCTCGCGCGTGTCCTTGTCCCACTGCTCGCCCGGGACGAAGCAGAATTTCTTGTCCTTTACCGCCTCGTCGCGGTTGTCCTTGTCGCGCGTGAGCCAGTCGTCGTACCGCTCGCACGCACGCTTGAGGATCTCCTCGGCTTCGTCGCCGGTCGGAACCTCGATCTCTTCCGACTGGGCCTGCGGCAGGACGTCGGCCTCGGGCTCGCCCTCCGCGCGCTCCTCGCGCGGGTCGTCCTCGGGCAGTCGCGTGTAATTGCCGTCGAGCGTGACCGACAGCAGGTTGCCCGCCATCAGCCCCACACCCCGCCGGCGGCCACGCGCGCGGCCGGGCGCTTCGCCTTCGGCTTCGGCGCTTCCTTCACCGTGAGCGCCATCTCACCGAACGCGTCCGCGCCGTGCGACGCCCAGTCGTGCAGAGGTTGGGCCGACAGTTGGCCGAGCTTGTCCACCCATTCCCTCCGATAGTTGGAAAGCGCGTCGATGCCGTCCGCGCAGTTGCCCGCATCGAAGTAGCAGCGCGGGAAGATCATCCGCGCCGCGTTGATGCGGTCCTCGACGTTCACTGCGGGAGCGATGCCCACCTCGCCGGTAAGCTGCTCACGCGCCATTTCCTCGATGCTGCGGCCAGTGCCCAGCGCCTTCGCGCGCGCGTCGTGCGGCAGCCAGTGCTTGCCGAACCGATACTTGGTCCGCGTCAGCACGTCGACGTAGTGTGCGAACGCCTGCCCGTTCGCCTCGTAGTAGCGAATGCAGCGGATCTCCGCGCCCAGCACCTGCACGAACCAGATCGCCGTCGCGTCGCCGCCCTTGCCCGCCCCGCCGATGTCCCACCACGTTTGCACCGGGATCGCGGGGTCGTACGGCAAGTTGCGCACGCGCCCGTCCGCCTTCGCGTCCGAGAGCTCGCCCGCGTAGATGGCGCCGACGACCGGCTGGTCGAAGGAGCACATGTACTCCTGGTCGAACATCTGGATGCCGACCGCCGCGCCGTACTCGCGCATCAGCTCGCGCTTCTCCTGCTCGAGCTGCTCGGGCGTGAACACGTCCGTCTGCTTCGCAGTGAGCACCTGCGTGAACCACGCCGGGTCGCCGCGCGCGCCTTCCAGCATGCGGTGCGCGTGGTTCTTGCCGCGCGGCGTCGTGTTGAACACGATCCAGCCGCCGTTCTCCTGCAGGATCGGGCGCAGGTACGCCCACGCCGCGGGCTTCGCTAGCGCCCACTCGGAGGCCACGATGCCCACCGGCGGCGAGCCGACGAGGCTGTTGTAGTTGTCGCTGCCGACGACCTGCCAGGTCGACCCGCAGCGGAACTTGATGAACATCTCCTGCGATCGCGTGGCGTCGCGAATCGCCTCCGGGAACGCCTCGTCGATCCGGCGCATGCCGGTCTTCGGGTTCACCGCCTCCCAGATGGCCTTGCGGCCCTGCGCCTGCTCGGGGAGCATGTACCAGTACGCGCCGACGCGCTCGTGCGCGGCGATCGCGGTCCTATGCAGGCAAACATCGTCCTTCCCGGAGCGACGGTGCCACACGGCCAGCGCACGCTTGCCGCCCTGCTCGAGGTAGTCCCAGAGGGGACGCTGGTACTGCCGCGGTGTCCAGCCGTTAGCTGGCAGCCTTACCCTGCTCACCCGCGAACCGCACGACCTCGACCGTTACGCCGCCAGAGTGCTCGTGCTCGACCTTGTCGCCGTACTTCTTCGGCAGGAGTTTGGCGAGAATCCACTTCCTCGCGTCGATCTGCAGACGCGAGCGGTCGACCATGTCGCCCTTCTCTTTGAAGGTGCCGTCCTTCGTTTCCTTGACCTTCACGCCGATGCGCGACTCGTCCGCGATGCGGATGATCTCGTCGGCGTGACGCTCGATGCCGGTGGCCTTGGCAGCGACGACCGCCTCTCGGTACTCCGCGTGCGCGGCCATCCAGCGGTAGTGCGTCTTCTCGTCGGGCGCCCACGCCTGGCGACACACCGCGGCGACGGATTCACCCGCCGCGAGCTCGGCGCAGATGCGCGCGGTGATCTCGCCCGAGTAGTGAACCTCCGCGCCCTTCGTGCGCTTCGCTGCGGCCACGCTAGATCTCGTAGCGCGCGAGATTCGCCGCCGGCAGCGGGAACCGCGCGCCGGCCGTGAGGTTGAAGTTCGTCACGCGCGCCTCGCTGACCGCGCGCTGCAGCGCGGCCGCCTTGCGCATGATCTCGGCCCACGCGGCCGGCACGAACGAGACGCGCGCGGACACGAAGGCGTCCCAGTTGCGCTCGCTCACCGCCGGCCCTTCGCGCGATCGGCGCGCCGCCGCGCGAGCCGGAGCGCGTTGCGCATGCGCTCGCCCATCGGCTGCACGAGCGCGTCGATGCGTCGCCCGTACATGCGCGCGATCGCCATCGCGATCGGCTTCGGCCGGAAGATGAACGACGGGACGCCGTTGACGTCCGCCGCCTCGAATGCGAGCAGGGAATTCGCCGCTGCGGACGCGATCAGGTTCGCCATCGCGCCTACTTGCAGCCACGCCCTTTGCCGTTGCCCTTTTTGCCGCTCTTCTTCGCCACCGCCGCGCTCCGTGAGGTGAAAACGAGAAGCCCCGGAGCTTGCGCCGCCGGGGCTTCTGACCGGATTCCGCCGACGCCGCGACCCCCTGTCAAGGTCG